CATGGCCCATGCAACGCTCTACATTGTCGATATACCAACGCTTGCCATATACAGGCACAATTGGAATATGACGACCAGCGATATAGCCGTAATCCTCAAGAACACCAAGACCCGACATAAGCATTTTACGAACACGCTTACGCTCAAAATCTCGGACACGAACCTCTTGCGCACCTGTTGCACTTAATTCATCAAGAATACTTGGATCTTCTTCAAGTTGTTCTGCTGTATATCGTTCTTCAGATCCATCAATTAAACGGAAGATATGAATCTTCTCTTTAACCTTTTCGACTTTGTAGTATTCGGCGACGTAAACAGAATCTTTCGATACCCAATCAAAGTGACTATTGGTAATAGTCTTATCCCATGAGGATGGGTCTTGATCTTCACCGTATTCTTCCTTAAATGCGTCACATGACATTGAGGTCAAAACAAAGCAGTATTTCGCATCTGCTTTATCCTGGCGTTTTGCATCAGGGTCAAAGAAGACACATGTATCAGCATCAAAAATAGGCTCTATTCTGATTCGCTGATGCTCGTTCTCTTCATCATCCTCATCTTCATATTCAGCACGTAAACGCCAAGCACCAAAGCCACCACCGACTGCTTCTTCGAATGCATTGTCATAGGCTTCATCTGCACCAGAATCCTGTTCATCTGCCCGGTAAAGCTTTGCACAGGTATCGGCCAGATCGTCATTACTCACACCGTCTTTGCTAATGAAGTTCACACCAATGCGGTTATTGCGATATTCATTGATAATACGAATGACAGCCAAGTGAATCTTATTGACTTCAAATTTAGGCTTGTTTTCAAACTGCTCGCCTAACTTGCCTTCCCACTGAGCCCCAGCAATAGAATAAAAACGACGATCCTCTAAGCACTGTTGACGTTCATCAGCAACAGCACCTTGAGCTTTATCAAATTGTTTCTTTGCGGTTTCGTGGATTTTGGCAAGTCGATCTACTTTATCAGTCACGACTTGACTCCATTTGATTACCAACGATTGACTGTTGGGATTGGATTGATTGTTATTTCTTTTGGTTTTCCGACTAAGCCCTTGCGAATAGCGTAGCGTCTCATCATGTAGGCATAACGCGCTGCATCGAGCACATCCTCACCAGATTTCACGATCTTGCCTTTATCATCACGATGGTATTGCAAGAACTCATCCAGAAATGCACGTAGGCCCTTAAATACCTTAAATCGGCCCTTGCGCATTAAATCCAGAATCTCAAAGAGACCAGCTTCAACACCGTTAGATCCATCAGGCCATGTAGCATGTTCAGCCAGCATATTGAAGCCAGCTTCCTGATAGTAAGACTTCTGTTGCTTACCTGAGCCTTTCTCAGTCTGCAGACCATCCAAAGGCCAAGCTGTTGGCACACCTGCTGCCCATGACTTAACAGAGCCCCAAGCATCGTTTGGCGATACCTGGCGCTGTTTCCATGCATGAGTGATGTAAATCGTTTCCGAGTCCATATCAATGGCAAGCTGAACTTGTGCTTGCGGATGATCCCAGCCAAAGTCCATACCATCGATGACCATCCAGTGATCTGGAATATCAAACGGATCACAGGTTATGTAGTCCTCACTCAGATCATAAATACGACCATGACCGAGCATTGGAATACCTTTGGTACGCATTTCACGCTGATGCGGTGGAAACGATGCCAGAAGCGTTTCTTTAGTTTGCTCGGTTAAGTGAGTGACATCATCCCAGCCTGCACGAATCAAGTATTGGCCTTGGCTTGGTGTATCCATAAACTGAACAACCAATTCAGTCCGGCCATTCTCAGGCGTGAATGTTAAAATACCTCGACCACCTTGACCTTGATCACCAGTCGCAGTACGTGTCAAAACCTGCGGGAAAATTGTCTGGTCCCTTGGCTCCTCATCGATGTGATACCAGTCAACCGAATCACCCATTAGTGCATGCTGACCCTGTGAATATGACCAGAGCTGCACCTTTGATGTTTGATACTGGACATCGCCACCACCACCATGACGCACATAGACAGAGCGCATTGCATTTGTGGTGCCAGTCATTGACTCATGCTCAAGAATGTACTCGGGCGGAATCAAGCCACCCTCCCATCGATTCTCTATACGACGACCAAAGATAGGTGTCTGCAATAGATCTCGGCATTTCTCGCCAGAGTAGCCCAGCAGCCAGATTAATGGCGCATGATCGAATGCATGACCATCCCACCAGTCAGGGTAATGACCAAGCGCATGGATCGTATCAACGTACGTTCCTGTCATGGTTTTACCGACACGGTTGGCCGCCATCAGCATGACTTGTGAATATTGCTTTGTTGCCCAGATTAATTCGTGCTGGAACGGGTAAAGCTTATCTCCAAAGCTTCTGTATTGATATGTACTGTTTCGACGGTGCCGCTCTTCCAATAATGCTAAATAAGCTAATTTTTCCTCTCTAGTCATTATTGTCTCACTTTAGCTTCAGCCTCTTTAATGCGCTTATTCAACTCATCATCAGAGATACCCATTAAGGGCTCACCATCTTTGCCGGTTAATTCTTGACGATTGGTAAACTGACCACCTAGATCCTGAGCTGCTTGTTTTAAAATATTTAAAGACATCACTACGTTTTTGCTATTTTTAGCCAACAATTTGTCATATTGCTTCAATCGAAAGTGCTTATTGGCAATTGGTATATCAATTAAACCCTCATCAAATTTCTTTCGAGTTTCATGAAAGAGATCAACGAATTTTTTACTTAAATCTTTACCACGTACTTTGGTTGGGTCGTAAGCAGCAACCTGCTGACGCTCAATCTGGATGCCAAATTCTTGTTTTACCGCGTCCGCTACTTCTTGTGGGGTGTCACGGCATGCAAGAGACTGAACTATAAATATTTTTACAGGCTCTTTTAGTGTCGCCATAACATCTCCCCTGTATCAGGATGTATCGGGATTTAAGCCAACTTCAATAAACAAGTACCGCATGCATGAGCAATATTAGCCCGAGATATAGTTGGACCATCGTTTGCAAGCTCTACCATTTTTTGGACATCTGGTGATGCACCGTAACGCTGGACCACACCATGGAATTCTTCGACGTCGTGACCACGTAAGAATAATCGAGGCTCACCCATTGAGTTGTATTCAAACATCTCTGCCTTGGCATTCCATTTATGCCCAATGTGATAAAGCTCATGTTCTACCAATGCGCAAAAATCCGTATCGCTCATGATCTGACATACACGCGCATCTAGCGTGATGATGTATTTAGGCACATCACCAAACCAGTCAATCAACTGAAGTTCTTGCCGGTCTTTACGCCAACCACCCACATTAATCATCACTCGTTCAGTCTGACCCAATACACGACGATCTTTAGCCTCACACCTGGTATAAGCCCATAAGAATGAAATCTCAGGAGGTTGAAAGCTTAATAGGTGCTCATGGTCTGGATTGTGAAGTTTCCCCCACTCTTCAAGAAAAGTTTCTCTAATCCACGGCCATAAATCATTATTTGCAGGCTCGAAGTGAAGCAGACCACCGCTTTCAATAAACTCATCATCCTCGACATCTGTGTTTTGATTATCTTGAATAGGGGGATAAGGACGCTTCATCTTGATAACACCACTTCAAATCATCCGGCACAGTCAAATGCACATGCAACTGAGTCACAGCAAAGTCATGCACATAATTTAAATACTCGGTCATCTGCTTAACGCTTAATTTGGTTGTACTGCAAAGTCTGATCACCTGCTTACCGATAGTTTCATACTCATCCGGTTCAGACTGTTTCACCTTGGCAATGGAATCACACATCTCAGCAAAATCTTGATCATCACGACGATAGATATAAATCAGAAAGCGTTTCTTAAATTCGTAATGCAGCTGATCCTTATGAGTGCCATTCTTCTTTTCGATTTGACCCAACCACATCCAATACAATCTATTCTGTGCGGTGGATCTATCATCCTGTTTCTGATCAATCACCACTCTTAACGGCTTACCCTCATTAATCGCCCGGGTGTAATTCGTGTGCATGTAGTTAATGGCTTTGGTGATGTCGGCATGAGACTGGATAGGAAACACGGCTTTTTGCATTTCCTGCTCCTAAAGCTTCGTACGATAATACTTTCAATCACTTAGAGCTGTCATACACAGCATTGAAAGCGATTCACTTATTAATGTTCTTTTGTCCATACCGATGATAATTACAGGGCACCATTGGTTTTTATCCCAAATCTCTTTCTTGCCATTTTTAATCCGGTAATAAACTCCAGCTTGCCAGTGGGTAGCACCTTGAGGTTTATTTGCCTGTATCTGCTCGTACATCAAAACACCTCTCTATCTTCCATCACCAACATCCGATTCACTTTCACCAACCACTGATCAAACATCTCTTCACTTTCTACCCGGTTACCCAATTGGAAAGTATCGAACTGGAAATGGCAGGAATGACATAGCGGAACCGTGAACTGATCTGAACTTTTAATCGACCTACCCTTACCATGCTTAGCACTATTTGAATGAGCAGCCTGACTATTGGGATTACCGCACCGAATGCATGGCAGTTTTCTGATTGCTGCGAGTCTTTTGTGGTTGCGCATTTAATTGTTCTTCTATGCTGTGAATCTGCTTATTTACTTTGCGAAGTTCAGCACCACACATTTCTTTAAATGCATAGCTTGAATACAGATGGTTGTAATTCATTAAGCGACTACGATTCTTTTCCAGAACTTCTAAATTCCGTTTTGCTTCTATGATGTCCATACAACCAACCTTCCGGTATTTCCGGATAGTTCAAATAAGAAAAGAAAAACCCCACCAATAATGCATATTGAGTGGGGTTCTGTTTGCCGTAATCCGTTCGGCTAAAGTCACCGAAGTGACAAGGGTTTATTCATCCAGCCATTTGCCACACTTACGACATTCGATCTGGATAAAAATATCAGACTCGTAATCGTAGCGATGAAAGCAGAATAGGCGCTTTAGGAATTGGAGCATGTGGATCTCCTGAATCTGGGTGGCGGCATTAATTTAAAAACCACTAGAAATTAATGAAACCGCCATAATGCAAAAAGCCCACCATTTGGCGAGCTTCTTTGTCAATCAAAGTGAATTACTTACACTTCGGTGACTTATAACACAAAATAGCATATTCACATTTAAACGCAAGTTATTTAATCATTTTAAGCGAAGTCTTTTGTCATGACCTACCAGATAGTAACTTCCTGCAAAAACCATATTGTTAATTGAGCTTCGACTTAAGGTAAATTCTTTCTCCATCTGGCTTAATGACATCCCTCTCACATTCTTCTCTATAAACAACTGCACAGCCACCTTTGCTGAAGCACAAACAGTCGTTGATTTCTTAAAATCCACAATCAATTTCCGCACCTGCTCAGCTTCAAAATCATTAATCTTGCAAATGATCTGGTCCTTACGTGGTGCCACCCCTTTGTTATTTTCAAGAATCAGCCAGTATATTTGATTTACGCCAAGAGAATCCGGCTGATGGCCAGACTTCATACGTGAAATCTGGATGTATGCCCCATACTGCTTAAGCC